ACAGGCGTACTCCCACTCAGCTACAACGTAATAACCCTCAAAAACATCAATAGGCTTTTTACATTTATAACAACAAGTCGGCAAATCTTCAAACTCTTCTTCGGTAAAGGGCAATTTATTCCAGTTCTTTTGGTTTAAATTTTCTAGTAGTTCTTCATGTGACTGACTACTCATCTTCACCCCCTAGCTTTTCTAGTTTATCGTCAAACATCTTATGTATCTCTGGTATGTCTTTGTCAGAAACAAAGTCCCAAAGCACTTCTGCCATTATTATAACTTCAGGCACTTTAGCAAGAGTTAATTTCTCAAAGAAATCTATTAATACTCTTAAATCTGTATAGTTGTGTCCCTCTAAAAGATTGGTTGGAATATCCTCTGGATACCAGGCACCATTTGTTTCACAATAGTGTTTTTTCTCATCATCATACCAATTAGCAGATAATGAATCTAAAGCTCTTTTAGCTTTTTTTACTTCATCGTTAGTTATCATTTTTTCCCCCTAATCTAATAGAACCATATAGGCTTTAGGCTCATGTTTCATAAACCAGTCACATCCTTTACGGACATCCTCGTATCGTCTCAACATCTCAGAACCCTTTATAACATCATAAACGGCTAGAGCATCTGGCTTTAAAGTTACTTTCTCTCCAGTAAACTGGTTGGTAACCTCAACAGGTTTAGTGTCCAAAATTGGAACATTAAACGGTATCTTTCTATTTTTCATATTAATTACTCCTTACCTAATAATGTATACAAATAGTAGTTAGATGTCAAGAGGAAATAAGTTTCACCCTGATGACCCAGGAATGAGGCGAATGTGATGCTTATTGTGGTTATGTGCTTATTGTGAATATATAGGAAAAAAATAAAAAAAATGCCGACTCTCTGGTGAGAGCCGACACTAATCCGACTATTCTAGATAGAATGTATCGTTGATCGAAATAGATAAGTCCCCATTCCTTACTATATCTAAGATGTCGTCTTCATAATTTTTGATGTCAAAATTATCATCAACTGGATTACCCTTTATATGAGTATCTAGTTTGTCGTTTAAATCCTTAATCAAAGACATGACTTTCTCATGCTCTGCGTCTCTCTTTTCTTCCGTAGAAGCGATTTTAGCTAAAGTTTCAGCTAGTTCTTTTATCATATTTACCCCCTTTGGTAAGTTGATAAGTCTAGTGTATACAAATAGTAAAGTATGTCAAGTAATGTGACATTTTATTTTTCCACCCTACTTCGACATTAGAAGGTAGCTTAAACGGATTTCCGAACCAGGGAAGCGTAGATCCTGGCATCTGGTGTGTGTATTGTGTGTTATTATTATATATATACCAACAAACTTCTTGCCGACCGACTACAAACCGACATCCGACCGACTTTTAAGCATGATTTTTATTTAGAGAGTGACCAAGAGAGAGAGGGGGCGCAGTTTCTTACCCTATATCCAACAATTACTATACTTTAATTTATATTTACTATTGACAATTAGTATCTAATCTGTATACTTTTTGTCTATAGGAGTTAATTAATATGTCTACACGAAGTTTAATTTGTTATCAGGATGAACAAACAAAAGAAATATCCTCAATCTATTGCCATTCAGATGGCTACTTGCAACATAATGGCAGAATTCTAAATGCACATTATAAAGATCATGCAACCGTTAAAAAATTAGTAGATGGTGGCAACATATCTTGGCTATCAGATACTATCGAAGATTCTGGGTATTATAAGAACTTAGAAAACAGAGGTGGCTCAGAAGACCAGGAGAGAACTAAAAAACACCTTAACCAATATATGTTATTTGACTATTTAAGAGGTGACATATTTATTGAGTGGGTTTATTTATTCAAGGATGGGGCTTGGCACTATTCTTATCTTATTACAGAAGATCACAAAAAAGGAACTATGGAACAACATTTGGATATGTCTAATGTTTCTCATTCTTGTTGGAGATTACTCAAACTTGCAGACGAAGTTCAAGAACAAACAGAGGGGGTAGAATAATGGAAAAATCAAGTAGTTGGCTAGAAATAGCAAATATGCCGTTATGTTGTATCTGTTGTGGTAGCAGAAATGTTGATACTACTAAAGATACTTGCTTGTCTTGTGGCTCTACTGAGGGTTTGTTAGCAGACGAAAGGACTACTAAGGAATATGAGGGGATGAATAATGTCTAAACAAACATTTACTGAATTTAAACATAAGATAGCAGAAGAATGGGCTACAGATGAAGTGAATGAGGCTAGTCATTGGGCTACTAGAAACTTTTTAATTCATGTTGTGACTGAATACTTTTTGGCAGAAATGCCTGATAACTTAAAAGATTTTAAAGAACAGTATATGTATGAAAAAGGATATGACGAAGGAGATATTGGTTATGATCTAGAAGGGGTGGAAGAATGAGTAGAGATAAAAAGAAAGAATATATATTCAGCCATACTTTGTTAATTACACAAGAAACTACTGTTATGGCTAATACTTATGAAGAAGCAGAAAATACATTTTGTTCTGGTGGTGGCGATACAGATGATGTTGATTGTAGTAATGGTGATTGGGAATGTATACAAAATCCAGACATTTCATTCATTAAGGGGATGACTAATGAGAGTTAAAAACCTTATAAAGACTTTAAAAAAGTTTGACGATAATGATGAAGTAATTTTCTATCATTTGGATAACTACGACCTAAAAGAATGTCAGTTAGAAAGCATTTTAACAACTAATGATGGTTTAGGTGTTGAGATAACAATAGAGGAAGTGTTTGATGAAAGATAAAGAATTGAAAGGTATTGCTAATGCATTAAACGATCATTATGGTGGTCAAGAAATTACAACAAATCATTTAGATAATGTTGCAATACTAAAAAACTACTGTCCTGATTGTCCTGGATGGCAAGGTGATATTGCTCTAGTTGTTCATGGTGGTGGCTCATGTTTCAAAGACATTCTCTACAAAATAGATGGGAAATGGACATGGGTAGAAAGCATGAATGAAGGTGAATATAAATGTAATTTGGAATTAATGTAAGGGGAAGAAATGAGTAAACCAAAAATGGAAATAGTATCAAATTTGGAAGGGGAAGATAATATTGTTTGGATAGATTTTAAAGGCAAAGAAATCAGAATAGAACAAGATAACTTTTATAACGAGGGAAAATTGATGATAACTGTTCACAACAAAGGTGAAGATTATCATGCAAAACTTTTAGTTGGTAACGAAGATGATTGATCCATTTATAGACGGAGATAGTAATAAGATAGAGTGTGCAAGTTGTGGCTCTATTGCAGAATTTACAGACAATGCAGATGAAGGAGATGGTTTTGGACAAGATTACTATTTCTGTTCAGATTGTAATAAGAACACAGTTCTTCACTATCAAAAGGTTTATGAAGAGCCTTATTGTGTAGAGGATGAACTACAAGAGCAGTCAGCTAAATGATAACGGGTGTTATTGTTTGGTGTTGAGTGCATAATTTTCGAGAGGAATTTATGAATAATAAAATACGCGAACAGAAGTTCGTAATCAACCCGCCTAATTTCAATCTTGTGAAATTGCAGGTCGAGGGTTTAACTCCTTTAATCCAAAATAAGATGAAGGAGGCTTTGATAAAAGAAATGGAAGAAGTCCGTTCTGGTAAGGCTAATAAAGTTAATGCCAAGAGAACTGCTATCGATCCTAAAAAAGAGTATTTGAAATCTGCTTATACTCAGGATGATGGCACGTTTGGATTTCCTGCAAGTGCATTCAAACAATGTGCAGTTAGAGCAGGTAAGGCTTTAGGCTTGGCTATGACAGACGCAAGAACTTTGTTTTTCGTTCTGCCAAATGCCCCAGATGGAGAGTGTGTTTCTATTAAGTCTAAGAAACCAGTATTGAGGAAAGACCCAGTTAATGTAAAGACTGGTAAAGACCTCAGATTTAGACCAGAGTTTAGAAACTGGTCAGCAGAACTCCTGGTAAAATATGACGCTGATAGAGTGACCATAGAGCAGATAGCTAATTTGCTTAATCATGGTGGTCAAACCGTTGGTGTAGGTGAATGGCGTCCAGAAAGGAACGGCACATTCGGTATGTTTACAGTTGGTTCTAGTAAGGTGGCATAATGAGAAATAGCAGAATTAATTTAACTGCTGAACTCGTAAAAGTGCAACAAAGGTATGGGTCGGTTTCGGCTCATACCGTCTTACGAGAGGCGAAGAAGAAGTCTAGTCCTTTGCATAATTTCTTTGAGTGGGATGATAGTAAAGCTGCTCAAAAGTGGAGAATGCATGAGGCTAGAATGCTAATAGCAACGGCTAAGGTCTATGTTAGTGAAGTTAGTCCTGAAACCGTAAGAGCTTTTGTAAGTTTAAAGACAGACGAGGGTAGACGATTTGTTGAAACTGCTGAGGCTTTAACTGATGACCAAATAGCTGCTGAGTTATTTGAAACACTTCTAAGAAGAATGAACAGCTTAGAGGAACAGTTAAGGCTTATGAACTTGTATAAAGGCTCATATAAAAATACACTAGACAATGCAAGAAAACCTCTGCAAAAAAGTCTAGGATCAAAAAAAGGTCAAACTACAACCACTCTAACACCTAGATTGGCTTAGTTGATCTTTTTGGTAGGTCGTGTGTCTTTCATTTTACCCCCTCGATACATGACCTACTTTTTCATTTTGGCAGTCGTGGTATCGTAAGGTGGGTTGCGTTAAGTTGGGGTTGGTTATGGCAGTTATGGAGACGCTAGTTGGCGCGAGTTCTGGTCCGTTGTGTTTAGGCAGTTGTCGTACGGAAAGGCTCGGTGGGTTCAGTTGCGGTCAAGGTCTGGCAGTCGGGGTTAGTTATGTCGTGTTCCGTTTGGGTGCGTCAGTTAAGGTAAGGCGGGTTTTGTTGGGGTCAGGCAGGTTCTGTCAAGGCAGTCCAGGTGGGGTTGGTTGCGTTCTGTCACGTTAAGGCAGTCGTGGTGAGTCTCGTCTTGTTAAGTTATGTCAAGTTATGGCAGTTACGGAGAGTCGCGTTATGTTGCGTTACTGTGCGTCTCGGTGTGTCTGGTTAAGGCAGTTATGGAGAGTTGCGTTCTGGTGCGTTTGTGCGCGTTGCGGTATGTCTGGTTATGGCAGTTGTGGTTCGGCGCTGCGTGTTTCGTTCCGTTTTGTTATGGCAGTCGAGGTTGCTCCAGGTGGCGCGAGTTAAGTCACGTTTAGTTAAGGCAGTCTAGGAGAGGTTTGTCAAGTTGTTGCAAGTTGAGTTATGGTCTGTTGGGGCAGTTGTGGTGTTATACAACAAAGATTATAATTAGTTAGCTGGGGTCAATCCAACTCCCTATAGTGTATTTCATATTCGGGTTGGCTTCGGCTATTTTATGGAGAGATTTTATGAAAGGGAAAGTAAGTAAAAAATTCGTTTACGATAACGATAGAAGTCCAATAGAAAATTTTAACTTTTGGCTATCAGAGAATGAAAGTGAAAGGTTTTGGAATGAAGAAAAACCGTTATCTTACAAAGAGTCTGTCGATCTGTTTGAAAAACAGTATTGTGTCAAGATAGATGGAGTGAAGATTGATGAATAGTTTATTAGCTGTTATCTTCGTTATCATCCTGGCTGCTATTATCGATTTCATGAGTGGTGGCAGTAGTGGACACAAGTGATTCATCATTTATTGGCACATCTATGATTTCTTGACCCATAAGTTGTTTTAACCTATTTTCTATCTCTTCTCGTGACATCATATCGATCTTACCGAATCTAACTTCTTTTTTATCAACAACTAATCCACCAACTTTCAACAAACTATTCTGGGCTGCGATTGCAGCATTATATGACCCAGAGTCCAGAGCTTTGTCTCTTATGTCATATAGATCTTTGACTGCTCTATCGTGATTCAATTCATACTTTTTACGAACTTCCGACATTAAATATTTATATTCCGACAAAACATTTTCGTTTTTCATAAGTTTGTATGCCGACTGTCTAGCGTCTTTGTAACCAGATCTTTTTGCAGCTTCAACATAACTCATCTGTGGATTATTGACTATAGTCCAGACGAACACTTGTTGTCTGCGATTAAGTTTCTTATCTAGATCAAAATATTCGATAGGTGGGGTTTCTTCTTGATGAAGTATAGGCTCGAACTTGACTTCTGGTTTGGACATATACTCGTAATTCTATGGTTTCTTATTGTAGATGTAAAGTATGGTCTAGGAACTGATATTAGATGTGGCTATCTCTACTTATCTAATAAGTATATTCCAAGATTATCACGCCAGATTATGTATCGTCAATACAAAAAAGCAATAAATATTAAATTAATTTCACATTCTCTGACAAAAATGAAAAAAATGTTTTTATTGTCAAAACCACTAAACATAAGGCTTTCATACGACAAGAAAAGTCTGACAAAAATAGACAATAATCAAATATCCATATTTTTAAGGATATGTTCTATTACTGATACTGTGAATCCATTACCCAACATTTTGTATGCTTGGGTGTTGCTTACTGGCATTTGGTAGTCTTCTGGTATTGTTTGTAGTCTACGACACTCTCGAACTGTTAGCTTTCTCCAGGTTAAGTCTTCTTTTACTGCTACTGAATCTTTGCTGACCGTTGTTATAGCATTTGATTTATCGTCTTTTCTTAGCTCTAACATTTGTTTTGTTTGATTAGCTACCGAACTGCCATCTCGATCCATTCTTTTACCATCACTATCATATGCTCTACCTCTAAGTGCACCACCAGAGATAACCTTTGGTTCTCTGTTGCCACCACCCATACTATTAAGAGTAGGAGCTTTACCGTCTGGGCTATAGACTCTTTTGAGTATATCGTGTCCATTTACATCACTAGCCACCCCAACTTGTTCTGGTTTAGTTTTTAACACTTTTGGTATGTTGTTAGTTCCGCCACCCCCATTACCAATGCCATTTAAGGTTGGAGATTTGCCACTCTTATCGTATAAACCACCACCATAATGATTTCCTTTTTCGTTAGCTAGTTTTATAGGTTTGTCGGATGATTTGGTTTGTATTTTTGGACTGTAGCTTGAAATAACTGTAGGAGATTTTCCTTCAGAAGAATACACTCTTCTTCTCATTTCATTATCCTTTAATATTTCTCTTGGTATATCGAATGCCTTTTTTGGTTTAGTTTCTACTTTGGGAACTGTGCCTTTACCAGCATGAGCAGTAACTGTAGGTGACTTACCATCTTCACTATAAACTCTTTTTAATATATCGTGACCTTTTATGTCATCTAAACTACCTACTTGTAATGGTGTTTGTATTAACTTGTCTGGATTTGTCGAGGTTAAGGTGGGTGATTTGCCCTCATCTGAATAAACTCTTTGTGTGCTTTCAAATACTCCATCCCTAATCTCAAACTCTAGTAGTGGTATATCAAAACTATCGTCCTCTATAGATAGAAGTTTTTTTAGTTTTAACCAAACATCATCTCCAGGAATAGTAAAATGCTCGTCACTTCTAAACCAATGATCTACAAGTGTTTTTTTAATGTTAAGTTTTTCTGCTATTTGTTGATTTGTGTATTTACTTTTCTTCTTATGTGTTGATAGAAGTTTTTGCAATCC